CACTCCATCGCCAGCGCCAATCTCAATCTTCGAAACGTCAGCAGAGTCATCTTTCACATCAGTTGCGATGAAGTGAATTGTCTCACCATCAGACTCAAACACAAAGTTTGGGGATCCAGAGATACCAGCAGAACGCTTCATCCACTCAAGATCCTCTTGAGAGATGCTAAATGTGCAATCAGGATCGCCAAGAGTGATTGCTTTCTCTGGTGGGACAATGATGATTTTTGGAGAACAATACTTGATGAAGTCAGACTTCTTCTTATTCTCAGTGGAGATGTTCACCTTATCATCGTCGAACGACAAATGGGCTTCCTTATAAAGAGAGACCTTTGCCAAGAGTTTATTCAAATCATACAATGCAAATTCTTTTGGGAAGTTTTCATTCACTGTTGCTTCCACGAAGATTGTCTTCAATGGAGAAATAGTACGAAGAACATTACCAGACTTGAACTGCAGACTTTGATTGATGCTCGAGAAATTTTTGAGCACATTAACAGTATCATCAGAAAGTTTCATAATTTAGACCTCATTTGCTTCAACACGATTATTATATAACGAATCCACCAACTTATCAACTCTAACTGTTAACTCATCAAGCGAACAGTTATTGTCCATCACAATGTCATAATGCGAACCAATCCAAGCCCACTCTGAATAATGAACTTCTGGATAAGCATTGCGCATTATTTCTTGTTTGTTATAGATATTGCTCTCACGCGCAAGTGCATACCACTCTGGATCTTCACCGCGACGAACTCGAACAACCTTGCCACCAGATCTTACAATTGCATTGATTTCATTTGGGAAACGAACATCTGCAATCACATAATTATTCCATGGTGCATTTTCACATCGACGCATCACAGTATGAACCCAGAGGTCAGGGTGAAAAACATCTCGCCCTGCCTCTGTGCCCATTAGCTGGAGTGCTAATCTTGGTGAAAATTCTTTACCAAACTTCTCGGACCACCATTGATCAGGTTGTTCGCGCCATGCTCGTGACTCTGGAGTGTCACCTTCAAGCATGGCACGATCCCAACCAAACACAGCAGCGCAAGAATCCTTTACGCTGTTTGCAAAACTCTCTTTGAAGAAATTATGTTTTTCTACCAAGAGATCTGCAACTGTGCCTTTCCCTGCTCCGATAAAGCCTACAAGACCTACGATCATACAATATTAGAGAGTGCCGACGTAGTTTGCAATTGCTGGCATATCACCAGTGAATGCATAGGTGCCGATGTGATGTGTCTTCATCCATGGGCACAACCAGATTTGTCCACCCATGTTTCTCCACCACTGACAGAACATGTAATCTTCAGAGAGATAACGATCGCTCTTGCCATGATCGATCACTGTATCGAAATATGCATGAATGTAACGTGTACCATCAAAATTGGCTTGACCAACATGGTCTGGCTTATAGCGAAGTTCTGGATATTTTTCCTTGAACTTGCCAAACACTTCACGCTTGACCATCATGAAGCCAGTGCCAATTTCAAGAACCTCAATTGGTTCTGCAACACTGAACTTGGTGGTGCCTGGTGCTGGATTGAACACGAAATCACCAGCAAGTTTTTCCATCTCAAGCGGCTCAATGTCTGGATGACGTTTGACAGCTTCCTTAATTGTTCCCCACTTGATTGATTTCTTTGGATATGGACCACCGATGATTTCTTTATCAAGCGCAAGAAGTGCAATCACATCACGTGGATCGAAATGGATGTCTGCGTCGATAAAGAGGAAATGAGTGAAGCCTTCTGCACGAAGGAACTCATCAACAAGATAGTTTCGAGCGCGAGTAATGAGGGATTCATTGAAGATAAACGAGAAACGAACTTCAATGCCATACTGCGAACAAAGTCCCTGCAAGTCTAAGCAAGACTTCAGGTACATACCATGCGCCATACCACCATACATTGGGGTGGCTACAAAAAGTTTATTCTTTCGTAATTCTTCTACTTTAACTTCCAATTGCATAATTATTCACTCCAGTTATAAAATGTCTTAATATTTTCAATAATCTTAGACTGGTCATCTAGATTTTCGTTGACCATTGTCTCTATATAGTCCATGAGTGTTAGGGACCCCATGATGTTAGAGATTTTTGTTGCACGCGAGGTTTTGAATTTATCGTCTTGATCATCTTTGCGATCCACATGACGTTGTTCTTTCGTATTATGTGATGCAGTCAAGACCAAAACTTTAAATGAATTTGGAAATACAGTTGCAAGTTTATCTAGCAACTTTGAGTTAAACAAACGATCACCCTCGAAGATGACATTCACATTTGCGTTCTCATAATCCAATTCCATAAAGAACTTTTCAGCGTCTGGCTGAACAGCCATAGACAAACGATCAGTTCCCTGGAATACATTACCATCGTTTGCATATTTGCCAAGAATATACAGATTTAATTTTTCTGAATACATGGCATCAAGAAGTTTCTGTGGCTTACAGATCTTCCAATCATCAGCCATCGAAATCAACTTGAACATCAGAGTGGTCTTACCAGTTGCTGGCTCACCACCCATCGCAATCACTTTTACCATATCGCCTCCAACCCTACTGGATTTAATTCTTCTTCAAACATCCATTCAATGTTTTCTATTCTACCTGTTCTGATAAAATAAGTAAACTTTTCCTTGTTGATTTTTCTTCGTGGAGCAAGACGAGGATCGAGTGTCTCATTTCTTGCTTGCCACAGAACATTCCATTCAATGCCATGCCACCCATCTTGCTCTGCTTGCATCACTTCTTCTGATTGACGATCAAGATAATAGCCAAGATATCTTCCATGATGTTCGCGAAATATTTTCTTGAATGAGCATAGACAAGTTTCCATCGTGAAAAAATCAATCTGATTCTTTAGACTAGGAAATCTGTCTCTTGTTTCTTCGAGTATTTCTTTCGCTTTACTTTCAAGGTCATCGCACTCGCCAGAAGTAAGTCGTGAATCGTATTTGTTATCTTCGCCGAGGGCAAGATGAAGCCCATTACGATGTGAGCGAGACCCAGAATAATCGTCAAGCATGAGAGAAGTAGGTACGCACTTAACGTCAGCAGTATGGCAAAGGTGCTGAAGGTAAAACCAAGTGGAATAACGACCAAATTTATGAAGAGAGTTTTTAAGATTATTCCAAAGGTTGTCGAAAGTTTGCTTTTGGTTGTCTCCATAATATTTCTCCAACACTTCACGTTGAGTTTTCTTGCCAATAAATTTTTGATAAGATTCGAACATGGCTGGCAAATGACCTTTGTTCCACTTTGTGTCTGTTTGATATCGTAAACGTTTGTAGTTTTGTGTGTTCCACCACTCAATACGATCTACGGTAGCAAGTTCATAGTCTGGAAATTCGCTTTTCAAGACCCATGCAGTTGGTAATTGATAGGTGTTGCCATACAGCCATGCAAACCAGAGTCTTTCTTCGTCGTTGTGTTCATATCGTTTATGGAGATAATTGGTCATCCAAACGGCAGGATCGCAGTCGCCAAATTGCATCGACCACGCATACCATTTTATAAACAATTCACGACGTTCTAAATTCATGCAAATAAATCAACTTCTTTAAAGAGTGCATCGCGCAACCAGTACTGACCAACTCTTGCAATGGCTTCTTCAGTTGCTGCTTTTTTCTTTGCACCAAACTTATGTGACTCCAATGATTCGCGTTTTAATTGTTCAATTACTTTACTATCCGTTGGCAAAGCAATTGTAGGATCATCCACTGCGAGATTGCGGAACATCATCTGCTCTTCGCGATTCTTAAACAACGGCTGATCAGATCTCAATGAGCCTGTTGGATCCACTGCCCAGAATACAAGACCATTACGCAAGTGCCAAGAAACTGAACTTGGAGTGCAAGAGATTTTTAATCGTTTCATCATCTGCACATTCACAGCATAATCTACATATTCATCCCAAAGTTTTGATGCATACCCAAAGCCTTCGCACCCTTCCGCCGTCACGATCTCATAGAGGTTTGTATACTTGTCGCGATTAAAAGTTGCAAAAATGAGCGATACAATCCTACCTTCATCTTCAAGAATCATCGGTGGAGATTTATCGTAGTTCTTGAATCGAAACCAAAGACTGTGTGAAGCAGAAAGAAACTTCGTATTCTTTCCTTCAGGCGAGTCTTGGATTAGATTTTCAACTTGTTCTTTTGTTGCAAACTTCATGGCTGTAAATCAAGAGCACCTTCAATGTGCACATATTCTTTTACAAAAGTTTTGGTTGCCATTGTCACATACTGATTCATACCAATCTCAATTGAGTTGTTCAATCCAACACGTTCAGCAATGTCTTTCGTAGAAGTAATTATACCGCCATTTGGAAGAGAAGTAAAGTAAATTGGTCGTTTTCCATTGCGATAGAATCGCAATTTCTTTTCTTTATAAAGTTCAATGACTGCCATTGAAGCATCAGAGAATTCTACAAGTGGAGACTTTTTGGCTTCGAGTGTATGGACAATCAGTTCACTATCATTTTTAGTTGTACATTTGTATCCATAGAGTCGTTCCCAATTTTCTGGCATCTCTTGACTCACAACACCATTGTGAACGATTGCAAGGTTCTCATTCCATAAAGGTTGATTGTAGTTGAGATCAGAAGTTGAATATCGACAATGACCAATTAGATATAAATTGCCGTCTTCATCAATCGTTTTGTTCAGATCAAAGTGTTCTAGAAATTTAGCAGCAGGAGTGGCTGATATGAATGTATGTATTCTACCACCCTTCACCCAAGAAATACCAGTTGCATGTAATCCACGAATGCTAGACTCGCGAATAACATTAGCAAG